AAGAAATGCACCTTTTGCGGTAACACCTGGAAAGAACAAGGCTAGTTTACAGGCCGTATAAACTGTGAGTTCCTTCAACGTTCTGTCCGTGCGATTCTTAATGCATGGACGCGGCCAATCTTCTTACGCAAATCGAAGCAGCGATCGAGGCACTCTTAACGGGTGGTGCTCAGTCGTATTCTATTGGAACTCGAAGCGTCACCAAGCTTGATCTGAAGTCGTTGTTTGAAGAACGTCGGATGCTTCAAACAGAAGTGCAGCGTTCTTCCGGTGGTTCAGGTGCGTTCACCCTCGCAAAGATGGGGCGTCGTCGATGAACTTACTAGACAAGATCGTAGGCTACTTTTCTCCACATGCAGGTTTGCAACGTGCACAGGCACGCAAAGTACTGAGATCCTATCAAGGTGCGGAAGCCAATCGGCTAACAAACCACAAAAAGCCACGCAACCAATCAGCCGATCAAGAAATGATGGGTCCGTATGGTGCGGATGCGTTACGTGCTTGGGCTCGTGCTTTGGTTCGTGACAACGCATACGCGTGGAACGTCGTCGATACCATCGTGTCAAACGTAGTAGGCGATGGAATCACGGCACAATCGACTTACGAAACGCCGGAAGGTGAAGACGTTGAAGATGTCAACGACATCCGTGACAAAACGTTTGCGGAATGGTGCGAAGTTGCGGATATCAACGGCGAGCTCACTTTTGCTGAGATCCAGATACTTGCACAGCGTGAAATGGTTGAAGCTGGCGAGGTCTTAATTCGCAAGATTTCCACACCGAACAAGACCTACAAAGGAATCACGCGACCAGTTCCGTTTGCGTTAGAGCTAATTGAAGCCGACCGCATCTCGATGGAGCGAGACACATTCGCAACTCGAATCAATAAAGAGAATGGCAATCGAGTTATTCGCGGTGTCGAGCTCGACGATAAAGGCAAGCCGGTTGCTTACTGGATCTATACAGAACATCCAAACAGCCCTTACACGGTTCAGAACCAAGTACCTGAACGCATCAACGCTTCGGAAATCATCCACCTGTATCGCAAGGATCGAGTTGGACAGACTCGCGGCGTTACTTGGTTCGCACCAGTCATGTCTTGGATGCGTGATCTTGGCGTCTACGTGGACAACGAAATCCAAGCTTCTGCCGTTGCATCTTGCTTTGGCGTTGCGATTAAATCCGACATGCCTATCGGTAGCCTTATGCCACCGAACGGCGAAGACACGACAGACACCAGCGGCAACAGCCTAGAGTATCTCGAACCAGCGATGGTCGTGCGATTGCGTCCAGGTGAGTCAGTCGAATCTATCAATCCAGGCCGTCCAAACTCAGCAAGCGAACCCTGGATCAATCTGATGTTGCGTGGTATCTGTGCCGGAACAGGAACGAACTACGAAGCAATCGCCAAAGACTTTTCTAAGACTTCCTATAGTTCGTCGCGTTCGTCGAAGCTAGAAGATCGACCACGATACAAACGCGGTCAGAACTACATGGTCCACCACTGTTGTTTGCCGGTCTGGGATGAGTTCTGCAATGCAGCCGCACGGGCTGGCCTCGATAGCTTTCCAACGTCAACCGAACTTCTAGAAGATCGCCGCAAGGTAGCACCAGTCGAATGGCAGCTACCAGAGCAAGAGTGGGTCGATCCCATGAGTGAACAGCAAGCAGCAGAGTTGTCGCTGAAATCGTTTACCGATACCGCACAAAACGTGCTTGGTGCTCGTGGATTGTCTTACCGTGCCGTTTACTACCAGGCAGCAAAAGAACGCAAGCTACGTTTGAAGCTCGGCCTGTTGACTCCTGAAGAACAGACAACACAGATGATGGCCGCACAAACTGGTGCAGCCGGTCCAGCAGACGAAGCCGCAGATATTGCGATCGAGGCAGAAGGTGGAACTGGCGAATGGATGGGGCTCAGTCGGTTGCAATGGAACCGCAACCGAAAAGCCTTGATGGACGTTCTCAACGGACTAGCAGACGGTTCGATGAGTAGGCCACTTGCTGAAGCTCAATTAGCAATGATCGGACTCGCACAAAAGAACATTGATGCAATTATTGCAGACGCATCCGATGGCGTCGTTGATAATCCGATTCCAGCCGAAGAGGAGGAGGTGGCCAATGTCTAAGAAAGGCAAGCTACCACCAGTCAAGTCAAACGCACTCGCAATGCGTTCCGTTGCTGTTCAATCCGCAACCGCAGACGCAACCAAGCGATCTGTTCGCGTTGTTACAGCAACCGAGAATCCAATCGATCGATGGGACGACTCGCGGCAAATGGTCGTCGCTGAAGTCCTAGAAATGGACGGAATGACATTGCGTCCCGGTGCGACGCAGATACCTATCGTCGATAGTCACGACACGACAACCGTTCGCAACGTACTGGGTAGCCTTCGCAATCTAACGATCAGTGGTGATGAGTTCGGTGGTACAGCTTACTTCGCAAGCGACGACGACAGCCAGACGGCATACGGAAAGCTAGTCGAAGGTCACATCACTGACTTTTCGATCACTGCACAACCTGACGAAGTTCTAGAGCTTCGTTCTGGGCAATCTTACACGACATCGCGAGGGACTGAGGTTATCGGACCCGCGAACGTCATAACGAAATGGACTGCACTCGATGCAAGCCTAGTGGCCACTGGGGCCGATTCACGATCGACAGTGCGTCGGTCTTACACCGATTTAGAGAAAAGGAAACGAACGATGGACCCAGCGTTATTGGAGCAACTGAAAGCAATGGGACTTCCTGAAGGTATGGAAGATCCAAACCAAGTCCTAGCGTGGGTTGTTGGCAAGCTTGGTAAGCCAGCAGAAGAAATTGAATCGATGGTTGAAGAAAAGCCAGCCGAACCAGCCGAGCCGGTCGTTGAGCAAATGGAAGGCGAGCCAAAAGAAGAGATGAAGCCAGTCATCGAACAGATGAACGAAGAAGAAAAGAAACCGATGGAGGCATCTGCTCGATCGGTTGTCGAGGGACAAATCAAACGAGCTTTGGCAGACGACCAAAAGCGACGAAGTGAAATTCAAGCAACGTGCAAACTTGCAAAGGTAGAACGCGCCTTTGCTGACGAATTGTGTGACGCAGGCGTTAGCGTCGAGGAAGCCAAACAAAGGATCATCCGAAAAATGGCAACAGAACCGCTAGGACGTTCGGCAGAGGGTGATTCGGTTCGAGTCACACGTTCCTCCGACGACAAGTACTTTGACGCAGCACGCGATGGATTGCTGATGCGTGCGCAAACAGCTTCGCGAGTCAAGCGAACGCTGCACGCTGGCAAAGCTGCAGACGGTGCGGAAGACTTCAGCCGCATGAGCTTGCTTCGCATGGCAGAAAACTTTATGCGTCGAGCCGGTGTCAACACCGATCGCGTTAGCTCTCCAGAAATCGCACGAGCAGCTATTGGAGATCCAAAAGCACTCGCACGCATGAACATTCAGCGAAGCGATCCTGCGTACCACACAACTGGAACGTTTGCGAACTTGATGCTCGACGCAGCGAACAAGACGCTGTTGGCAGGCTACGAAGAGGCTCCATACACATGGAATCTCTGGGCTCGTCAAGCGGGTTCAGTTGACGACTTCAAGGCAATCAACCGCATTCGATTCAGCGAGTCGCCAGACCTCGAACACGTTCCTGAAAACAGTGCATACCCTGAAGGTGTGATGACTGATTCTCGTGAGTCGTACAAGGTCGAGAAGTTCGGTAAGACTTTTTCCGTGACATGGGAAACTGTTGTCAACGACGACTTGGACGCAATTAGCCGAATCCCTGCGATGCATGGCAACGCAGCTCGTCGCATTCAAAACAAAAAGGTTTACGAAGTCCTAACCAGCAACCCAACTATGGGTGACGGTTTTGCATTGTTCTCGGCGTCCCACGTTTCGGGTGATAACACCCAGGGTGCAGGTGCTCCAGCGGTTGGTACGCTGAACACTGCGTTCGTCAAGATGATGTTGCAAAAGGGGCTCAACAGCCAAACGGTTTTGAGTGTCGTTCCACGATACTTGATCGTTCCTGTTGCACTGTCTGCAACCGCTTTGGAACTGTTTAGCTCGCTGAGCTACAACGCAGCCAACAACAACGAAGGTGTTCGAAACATCTACGGCCCTGGTGGCGAACGTTCTTTGACTCCAATTATCGAACCAGTACTTGACGGTTCAAGTTCCGCAGCTTGGTACTTGGCCGCAGATCCAGGACAGATCGACACGGTTGAATTGTCTTTCTTGTCCGGTGAAGAGTCTCCGGTTCTTGAAAACGAATGGGACTTTGACAAGGACTGCTACAAGTACAAGATCCGCCAAACGTTCGGCGTCAAAGCCATCGATTGGCGAGGTCTGTTGCGAGCTGGTGTCTAGTCGCTGACTTGATCCAAAACAGTTTGCCGGTTCTGTCAAAACCGGCTTTTGTGCAATTCCACAACGTTAGCGGAATGCGACGACCGTTGTTTCAAAATGAAAGATAAAACAAATGGCTGGTATTCAAGATTTTCAAGCATACGAAGACGACTTCCACGGAACTTCAGCGACGTTTCCAACGTCCGCAGATCCCGCAACTCCTTGGTTGATTGTTGATACCTCTGCTTCTGGTACACCGACCTACACACGGGGAACCAACGTTGCAACTTTGACGCTTGCGGCAACGAGCGAAATTGAAAACGTTTGCTTGGCACACGGTGACGCTCTGGCATTCGACATCGACGACCTACTTAATATCGAAATGCGAGTACGTCTTGGCGTCACGATGACGACCGGAACCGAACTTGTCTTCGGTGTTGGTTCAGCACGAAACGACACGACCGACAGCGTTGCAGCGAACGCTTGGTTCAAGATGGTCGGAGCAAACTCGACAACTCTCGTTTACCTTGAAACAGACGACGGAGTTCGAGACAACGACGACATTTCGTCAGGCCAAACACTTGGGACCACGTTCAAAAAGTTCTTCATCGACTTCAGCAACAAGCGAGACGTGAAGTTCTACATCGACGGAATCCGAGTTGCTGCTGCGACCACGTTTGACATGAGCGGTTATAGCTCTGGTCTTCAGCCGATGGTTCAGCTTCAAAAGGCCGCAAACGCCAACGTGAACTCGGTCATTTTGGATTACGTGAAGATCAACGCACGACGTAGCTAGCCATGACATTGCACGACACGATCAAAGCAGACGCTGAGACTGTGTTCTGCAACGTTAGCGATTTCGCGGAGGTGGTAATCTACTACCCTCGGGAAGGTGATGCACGTGATATTGATGCAGTCGTTGTACGGCAAGCCTTGTCGCTACCGAACGAATACAACGACTCGATTACACCAGTTTTCGAAGTCCACGTTGCCAATAACTCGGAGCGTGGAATCACTTCCGAGGAACTCAACCTCGGAGGAGACAGCCTTTTCTTTGCGGTTCGTGTTGGAGAGGAATCTTCTATGCGATCCATCACGCAACTGTTAGATCACGACGAAGGAATGTTGGTGCTCGAATGTCGGTAGGAGAGCTTCCAGTTGTTGAAAAGATTGCAAGGGAGTTGCTTCGTCGTCTCCGTTTGCTTCTCGGCAACGGAACCTACAACACCAAGGTAAAAGAAGTAGTTAGGCCAGCACGGTTGGAAAGCTACACACCGATGGATAGGCAGATCGTCTTATCTACGGACTCGATTGAAGCAGTTCCCGAGTTGATGTATCCAGGCAATCCTCCAGCGGTTGCAAAGAGAATAACATTTAACATCCATTGCAATCTACTCAACGACGAAAAGTGCTGTGAGCCAATTAATAACTTAGTTCACATGTTCGCTGCAGATGTTGAGCAAGTGATAACGGCAGACGATTCGACTTGGCACACGTTTGATGAAAACGCAATCGATGCCGAGTTTCTTTCGCACGTTCCGCACAATGCAGCGGGCGGCTTTGATGGCGTGACTGTTCCGATCGCGATCACATACCGCACGGACGAGAACAACCCTTACAACGTGAGGGCGTGAGATGAAAATAGAAGTTGATGTATTATCGATGCAGGCAGTAAAGAAAGTGCTTTCTGATCTAGGAGAAAACATCAGCAAACAGATGTCCATTGCGGTAAACAAGACAACAGTTCAAGCACGAACAGCAGCCGCAAGGAAGATGAAAGAGTCTATACCAGTGCCTGTGAAAGTGCTGAAGAAAACAATTTCTAAATGGCCTAATGCTACAGATAAAAGGCCTTCATCGGGATTGTTCTTATTTGGCGGTTATCCGTTTCCGTTGAAATACTTCAAGCCAAAACAAAGAGCGGGCGGAGTGTCGTATCAACCCGGTAACGCTGACAAATCGCATGGTTATCGCCCCCATTCATTCCTAGTAAAAAAATATGATGGTCGCGTTTTTATGCGTAAGGTTCGAGGTAAAGGCTCAAAGCGTTCTCCAATTGAGCAGCAATTTGGAATGTCGCCAGCGTCTGCTATTCCAGCGGTTGCAAAGGCAGCAACAGAAGTCGCAAAAAACAATCTGCCCAAGCAGATCAACGAGCGAATCAGATTCCTAACACTTAAAGCTAAAGGCCAATTGAAAGGCAAACAGAAATGACACTATTGAAT